AATAAATATTTTTTTAAGTTATTTGAAAAAAGAAAGGGATCAAAAAATAAAAGGAAGGGGTCAAAGGGGAAACCTTGGTTTCCACTTATAAAATTGATTGGATTGATGCTTGTTTAAAACAGGAATCAATCAACAAAATGCCCGAACGTGTGGATTTCGTGATGAAGAAGTTTATGCAAATTATTCCGGAAACAGAGACCAATTTAAGGAGTAAAATATCAAACTACCTAGAAAATAATATTTGGAACAAAGCACCAGAAATATTAAATGGGTATGATATTTGGATGGATTTGTTTAATATATTGAAATACAATATTGGAGAAATGGATGCCGAATGGAAGCAAGAAATTTTGAAGATTTACAATGCAGCAGTATCAACCGGGAACCCAGAATAATTATGTGGATTTTCTGAATTTATTTGTTATTACCGAAACTGGTAAGGAACGGTTATACCCGAAGGGCGGGAAGGGGTTTTAGGGGCTTGAATCGGTGAAGCTGGATTCTGAAGACCACCGGTTCCCCCTATCCCATTCCCTTCTCATAACTTCTCTAAACTCAATAAAATCCATATCTGAATCCGGCTCAAATTGTTTTATGTTTCCACTAGCCGCCACATAATCAAAATAATCATAGTGCGTGGTATTATCATTTTCATAAATATAACATTGGATGGTTATGCAGGTATCTTTATTTTGTTCCAAGTTTTTTAATTGATGTACTTGATTCAACGTAGGGCTAATCCAAGTAACTTCACCGTTATTTACATTGGTATTTAAGAATGGATCCACGCCTTTTTTGTCTTCGCATAAAAACGGAAATAATGAGACATTGATACTACCGTTTAATACGCGAATAATTGCACTTGATCCACCATGATTATGAACGGGCGAAAAATGCCCCACGGGCCAGATCTCCATAACATAAGGAATTCCAGGAGAGTCTCCGTTATTTTTGCCCAATGTAATTCTCAAATAAGTCTCCAATAAATTGGGTTTATTTTTATTAAATTCCGTGCTTTTGCGTTTCAATGTTTCATAACACCATAATCCAGGTGTAGCTATACTATATTCAATGGCTTTCGTAAAATCGGGGAAATCAGAGTTATCCAAGGTGAATTTTTTACCCGCAATACAATGATATAATTTTTGTGCACATATAGATAGATTCGCTTTGGGTAAATACTTACTTGAAGCTATATCATGCATTGATAATTCATCTATATCTTTTATTATAAGAGGAATTATAGTAGTTATAGGATCTCGTAACAATCGAATGGGGGTTATATTGGAGTCGTCTGATACTTGAATTTCACATAAGCTTTCCAAGAAAGCCTTTATTTTCTTATGATCTTTTTCGGGGCTCGAAAAATCGTATTCATAAATCACAGTTTCGATTCTCGCCTCACCAATTCCAGCATATAATTTAAGGTTTTGTGCGTCCAAACTAAACCAATAGGTGGCCCCTGGTTTTTTGGATAGCCCCTTCTTTTCCAACTTGTTTTTTAGGGAACTTAATTTAGCAGAATTGATCTGTTTCACAATTACAGATTTGTTCGTAAAATCCACTGTTATTTTATTACTTTTCGTCGAATCTTGGAACAAGAAACTACAAACTTCGTTATAAGGACAAGAAAATAGAAAGGCCCCTTGACCTTTTATTATTAATGGAATCTCCGAATTTGAGAGTGAAAGATTTCTTGCCTTTAGCATATATTTAGAGATAGAATTAATTTTTTATGTATTTTGAATCTCAAAAATTATCTCCGGAATAAATATACAAAAATGGGAATCGCTTTGTTTGTTTATGCTTTTCTTCTTTTCTTTGTCTTAACCCCCGGAATCCTCCTTTCGCTTCCACCCAAGGGATCCAAGGTTATGGTTGCCTTAACCCACGCTTTCGTATTCGCCCTTGTTTGGCACTTCACGCACAAGATAGTTTGGCGTGCGACAAAGGGAATTTTTGAGGGATATACTGGAGGTGAAGGAGAAGATACTCCTGCACCTGAAGAGGTCCCACTAGATCAACAATAATATTATTGTTTGAAAATTTATTATTTCATACAATATTTATCTTACATCATCTATAATTTCTTTCGGATAGTTCATCTGTTCCAAGATTCGAATTGCTCCTTGAATATTGGAAATTCCCTTGACAATCTTATATGTGTATTCCAATTCACCGTTTTCTTTGGGTAAAACATTCATTTTATAATTTGTGATCATCTTGGATTTTGCTAATTTTTTACAGATAGAAACATAGTGTGTTGTTAATACGAAATCCACGTTTTTGAATTTAGCCAAATATTTCAAAAAAGCTTGTGCTGATTTTGCGGCTTCAACCGGGTTTGTTCCCGAATATAGTTCATCGAAAATGCAATAATGCCGGAAGCCTTTATTCTCCGGGTTCGAGTGAATAATGTCGATAATATCTTTACATCTACGTGACTCAGCTTGGAATAAACTATCGCGTTCCGATGTATCGGGTATATTTAAATAAGAGTGAATGTGTGTATAAGGATTTATTACACCCGATTCATAGAACCCACATCCCAATTGTTGTGAGAAAATGATATTAATCGTCGTAGTTTTCAAATAGGTTGTTTTGCCCGACGCATTTGGTCCCGTAATAATAATATTTTTCTTCAATACACAATCATTTTTCACATGGGTCTTATCAAAATAAGGTGGATAATATTGTTTTATGAATTGACACTTTTTCTTATTGTCAAATGCAACCACATTCATTTTTCCACTCAATAAATGAGAAGAAACACCGCGCAAATTGTCCAAATATCCTTCGAATCCGAATGAATATCTCAATGACCGCTCATATTCCATATTGGAATGAATCTCATAATAACACTTTAATAAATAACCCACCTGTCCCATTTTTCCCATAATTCCAAGATTGGAATCGAACGGTCGCACAGAATCAAGTTCTCCATATATTTCACGTAACCTTGTCGAGTGATCTTTGGTAATAGAACAAAAAACGCCGTAGCTCGGTTTTACCTCGTGCAGTTTAGTAAAAAGATCCATATTACGCATCGATTCTCCAATATATTCACGCAGATCACACAAAGACTCATTTATGGTATGAATGTGTGTATAAAATCTTTGACATAACAATATGTTTTGATAGATCTGGTAAAAATATAGACCCGCCGTTATTAGTAAATATGCAGCTTTATCCAATGTGATTGATCCAAGATTCATCAAGGTTTTTCCAATAAAATGGTTTCTGGCGATATCTTTCAAAACCTCTACATAAATAGAAAATGTAATAGGAAGCCCACGGATTTTCAGAATAATAAATGGAACAATGAGGAATATAATGGGCAATATAAGACTCATGATTGGCGAAAGCATATTTCCCACGGAAAGTATCTGTAAGAAACTTGACGATCGGTTAAGTGATTTGAAAAAATCCCACTCGACAAAACAGTATTTTTCCAAGAAGAAGTCGTTCTCTTTGGTATCTTTCCATAGGTTCATTATGGCAGTGTGATTGATGGATGTTTTGTCGAATTTTACCATGTCTTTTATTACAGCCTGGGTTTCTCCTAAATACTCTGTGTTTGTAGTATATGATTTTTTCCATTCTTGTAATAGTTCATCGGCAAACGGATGGGAAGGTTGAAATAGATGTTGATACATTGATTTAGATTCCGTATTTTGGGTTGTTGCGAGTTCCACATCAGTCTGAACTGTCTCTGAAAGAGGGAAGACTTTATCTTTTGATAAATATGATATTGGTAATTTGAATTCGCCATAAATTTTGGGTTTTGTTTCGGGTGTTTTTTCCGGTGCTGCTGTACTGAATGATCCCGGATTTAACGACAATGGTATTCCAGTCATCATGGTATCGAATGAAAACATGTTTGTATAGTTGTATTATTTTTCTAAAATAATACAAACGCGATTATAACGATAAATATTTAGTTATTATTTGATTAATTTCCACTCTGCCCGCCCTTTCCCTTTGTCTTCTTTTTAAAAGGTTTTGCCTTCTGTTGAGTCTTTTTCTTCTTTGCTGGACCGGGATTGCCTCTGGCACCTTCAAATCGACCACTACTAAATTTCCAAACATAATGTCCAGTAATTGCTAAAATTCCGGCAAATAATAATCCATGAACCGCTGTAACAGTATATTTAGATCCATTGGAAGGAAGTTTTAAAAACACACCCGGAGTAAGTAGAAAGAATAAAAGTAAAACATAAACTGAAAACAAAAGATTCATTTATAAATTACAATGATAAAATAATAAAATCAACTAGAAAAATCCATAGGAAGCTCCTTAATGTCTGTTTTATAATGAGATTCGATTCTTTTTAACATAGAGATATCTTGTCTCGTAATAAAATTAATGGCCAGACCTTTACGACCCCAACGTCCACTTCGTCCAATTCGATGCAAATAGTTATGAACGCAATTCGGTATATCAAAATTAATAACTGTACTAACTTGTTGAATGTCTATTCCTCTCGCTGTAACATTTGATGATATTAAAACACGATAAACGCCCGTACGAAATTCATAAAAAGCCTTTTCTCTATCTTCCTTTCGCATCGAACTATGAATGCAACAAACCGAAAATCCATCGCGAATCATAGAATCGTATAGATCGGTAACACGTCCAACACTATTCGCATAAATAATTGACTGATTCACCGATAGCTGTCCAAATATCTGTTTTAACATCTCATATTTCGCATTATCATCGTGCATGGCAGCAAAATATTGCTGGATTCCGGCCAGACTCAGTTTCTCATTTTCTATACGTATAGTCTCCGGATTTCGCATAAATTTATTCGCTACAATTAACATTTCATCAGGAACAGTCGCAGAAAAAAGAGCTACTTGAACCGAATCGCTGAAATACTGGAAAATATTATATATTTGGTCTTTGAATCCACGAGATAGCATCTCATCAGCTTCGTCTAAAACAAAAAGCTTTACATCGTTCACATTTATTGTACGTCGACAAATCATATCGTAAATTCGTCCCGCCGATCCAACTATAATATGAGGAACATTCTGTTTTAAATCATCGGTTTCTTCACGAATGGAAGTGCCTCCGACCATAGTTTTTACACGAAGATTGGCCATTGATCCACCAATTGATGTTGTTACCATGGCTATCTGTTGAACAAGCTCATGTGTGGGTGCTATAATTAGAACCTGTGTTTTATTAACGGTTAAGTCCACAAGTTGTAGGGAACTGATAGCAAATGTTCCCGTTTTTCCGCATCCAGATTGTGCCTGAGCGATAATCTCTTTCCCTTGTATAATAGGCAAAATGGCCTGTTTTTGTATATTACTAGGATTTTCAAACCCATAGTTATAAATTCCACGCAACAGATCAGTTTTCAAGTTGAGATCATCCCATGATTCAATTGATTTTTTTTCATTGACGCTATCATTCATATCCACGGATATAGTAATGCTTAAAATATGTTTATATAGGTTATAAAAAAAAGCATTTAAACCTTTGTGGTATTATATACATAGAGTTGTTTATTAAAAAGATAGATGGTAGGTTCTTATTATAATCTTTCTGAAATTCAATTAATTTCAACGGAATCAATAGGGTCAAATATATTAAATTCAAAAACTATTCAGGTTTTCGAACACATATTAAAGAATATAGTTATACCTCCCCCTGAAGAACAACAACAACCGTCTATGTTATCATCGAATAGATCTTTTGATAAGGATCGAAATCGTCGTCGTGGACAAAAATCAAAAGATCGACCTTCCGTGGATTGGGAAAATGTTAGAGTTCCCGCATTTACTCCCACGAAAATTCAAATGAAAGAAGGTATTGAAAAACAAATAAATGATTTCCGTATACTTTTAAATAAAATATCGTCCAAAAATTATGAAACACAACGCGATCTTATTTTTAATAAAATGGAGGAGATTTTGTTAACAAATGAAGACAATTCAGAAACGGATTTAGAAAAAATAGCCTCGACTATATTTGACATTGCGAGTGCAAATAAGTTTTATTCCGATTTATATGCCGATTTATATGTTGAATTGATAAATAAATTTGAAATATTTGATGATTTGCTGGATGGACTTCTTGATAAATACTATGAATCATTGAAAAATATTCATTATGTTGATCATAATGTGGACTATGATGGGTTTTGTAATTATACAAAAACAAATGATTTACGTAAGGCCATGGCATGTTTTATTGTAAATTTAATGAAAAAGGGGGCACTCGAGAAAGAAAAGATTATCAGTCTTATTTTGTCGATTCAAAAATTATTAAGAGAATATATTGATTCTGATAATCGATCCAATGAAGTCGATGAGATTATCGAAAATCTGTTTTTATTATTGACACAAAGTAATTCGACATTGAACGAAGAAAAAAAATGGACATCTGATATTTTACTTTATTTACAGGAACTTAGTAAACTAAAATCGAAAGATTGTAAGAGTCTATCGAGTAGAGCAGTATTTAAATGCATGGACATTTTGGATAACCTTAAAAAAAATACCTAGACGTTATAATTTTTTATAGCAATAAAATTATAACTATTATAGGGGGAACCCACGGTCTTCAGAATCCAGCTTTGCTGGATTCAAGCCCCTATGATGACTAATTCCCGTCCTTCGATTATTTTAATTCCTTACCATTTTGCCTCACGTGATTCTTTAATGAAAAATACATGTATTTTTCCTGGGTTCCCGGTGGATAGTGCTGAACTATTATCACCAGAGTTTATCTCCACTGCATCCACATCCACCCTTCATTTTTCCTCCACGCTTAGAAGAAGAAAACCAATAAAAGAAATAGACTATAACTGCGATTAATATTAAAAACCATAACAACATCTTAAAGACGCTAAATGCTTGTACGAATTGACAATATGTGGTGTTTTGGTTTTCGGCATTGCAAACAAAAACGCTTCCAGAATTTCCGGTACTGGAGGCAATTCCAAGTCCCGCACCCAATCCTAACGCAGATCCTATTCCTGAACCTTTTCCCATTATATATTTTATAGATATAAAAATACATAATGTAATCGTTTCATTTTCACAATAAAAATACAGGCTAAATGTATAATGGTATATTCAAATTTAAACACTAGTATATTTTATAAAGAAAACCCGGGATTAAATTTGAACGATGTTGGACATGAATC